CCAGATAAATCATAAATATCAATTCTGTCATCACGTACTAGTTGAGAAAGTTCAGTATAAATTTTTTCTTTGTATTCTTTATTAAATTGTCTTTCTACAATTGGAATTCTTCTTGATTGCAAAGTTATAATTGAAGACTGCGAATTCCATTGATCAATACTAACTTGCTTGAACTTAAATTTTCTATGTAAATCAATTACATAATCTTCAACATCTTTTTCTTTGACAGGTTGATTTTTTGTTCTAGGGTTCCAAAAGTGTATGTGATCGATGACAACTCGTTTCAATGGCTGAAAATCAGGTCCAATTTGACCATACATATTTTCAGTATGAGCAACAACAAGAGCGTAATAGTCTGAAGTTCTTGCTGGATCTAAATGACAGAAATATTCAAAATGTCCTTCTGCCATTTCTTTTCTCTTGACCATTGACATTGAAGAAAACATTCTGTCTACATCTTCAGAATTGAACATTGGGTCGGATGAAGAAGCACCAAATTCAGCTCCATATTGCATTTGAAATTCTTGCGGATCTTTTTTCTTTTGACCATCTAACCATTCTTTATCAATGTTTGGATTTGTAAGCCAAGTTGGAAGTCTCATTACAAGGGTGGAAGGATCTTCTTGTCTATTTTCATGTAAATCATAAAGCAACCCAAGAGGACCTTTGGGGTTTGAAAGAAGCATCATTTTTCCATCTTTACCAAATGTAGCTAGAGATGGTTTTAGGTCATCATAAAGAGCATAGTCAACACCAGATTCAGGATTGTCTCCAGCCATAGCTGCAACTTCGTCCATGATGATTGTCCAACAAGTTAAACCAACAAGACCTGAAGCATTACTGGAACCACATCGCAACACTAAAGAACCTGCAAAAAGATTGATATTTTGCTCTTTTCTTCTAACATTCTCTTCTCGGTCATGTTCAGTGTAAAATCGCATTTCAAGCTCTGTATCTTTGCCAATATAAGGTGCGAAAAATGGAGAAGCTAAAACTGTTTGCTTGATTTTGGAGAAGATCGCTTTTTTAGCCTGTTCCTCATTACGAGCAACATTAAGAATAACAACCTCGTCAAATTCCATCAAACCATATCTTGCTTGAGGATGACCCATTGAAATCAATCTATATAATTCATAAAGAGCCATTGCAGATACAAGAAACGATTTTCCTGAACGTCTACCAAGTACTAAAACTAGTTCTTCAAATTTATATCTTTTAGTACATTTATCTTGAACTTGCATTCTTAATTTTGGATCAAATTCTTCTGAATAAAGTAAATCAAATTCACTTTGAAAACCATCAATAATTGGTCTGGCTTCTAATACTTCTACTTGCCTTTCTGCATCAGGGTTTGTAGCTTCATCTTTAGCAAATTTATATCTCTCATTTCTTACATTGTTATCAAGACGTTTACATTGCAAGCAAGGTGAATTTACAACGTTGAAAATTGTTTTAAATTGTCTACTTTCTGAACGGGCTTTTAAAAAATCATTCTCATTTTTATGAACATAATCCCAAACACATCCCTTACAATCTTCTTGATTGTCAGATTCATCTATGACAAGATTTGTATTGCCTTCTTGCCCCATATAAAAACATTTTAGGATTAGTTTTTGCCAAGGATAAGGTTTTAGGTTACAAAAATATGGATGTTCAATAAAAGTGATAATATCGACAATTTGATCAGGGTTAAATCTATCTTTTAAAGGCTTGATTGGAGGTGCAACTTCTGATCTTGTGGCAGGAGCAATCTCATCAACAAAATCATCTGCATACTCTGTGTCTTTAAATAATGCAGTGACAGAGTTAGCCTGTTGAAGTAATTGAGTTCTTAATTCTGCTGGAGATTTTGGAACTGGGGTTTGTTTTCTCATCAATTATCTTGTTGGATCTTTTCTCTCAAGGCAACAATTTCTTCTCTGATAATTCTTTTATCATTTTCTGAATCCATTTTTTCATGTAATTTGGCTAGGATTTCGAAGATGTTGATATTGTAAATACCTTGATTGTCTCTTACTTCTTTAAGATGCAAAATTTTAGAAATTAACTTTTCTACCATTGCTGCTCTTTTAAGTTTCATATCATTGTTTTTAGAGCAGTCGATACCTCTTACATCATCAAGTTCTACAAGTAGGGCAGTAAGAGCAAGATGATGTTCACGGAAAATCCAAGGAGCAATAAGTTCTTCCCGTTGTTCGTAATTCTTAAGACCTGAAGTTGAGATTTTCTTAAAATCACAGTGTTGTTCCATGTGAGTATTGATCTGCATCCAGTTCATCTGTGCATCAAAATACTGTTGGAAGAATCTAATTACTGATTGATTTTTACGACCAGAATCAAGATATACGTGTTCTACCAAATCTCTGAAAGGCGAAGTACAAATTGCGCATCGTGGTTCCAAAAATTGAGGATAAGATATATCACTCATATTGTCAGGAGGAAGAGGCATCAAAGGTTTGTCGCCTTCTTTCAAATCTCTGAACATTTTAGATGGCTTTTTTGGCCCTTCATCGGGAACAATTAGTGCATCTACAGTTTCTTTTTTTGATTCCATTTCTTTAGTTATACAAAACAAACAAGCCGCATAAAAGCGGCTTGTTCAAGAGTTGTGAGAGTAAATTAGTCTTTGAGGGCTCTTTTCAATCTTTGATATGGAGAAACTGTATCAGCAGCTTTTACCATATATTCATCAGCAAGTCCAAAGTCAACGTAATTTCCACCAATAAATTTGTCGCTTGATGAAGTTGCATTTGATAAATCAACTTCAGCAGTTCCCTTCTTCATAGATACAACAAATTTAGTTTTTGAAGCTGTCCTAATTTGAGCTTCTTGAGATTGTGCTAAAAGAACATTATTTAACAATGTTTCTTCAACAAAAGGCTTTAAAGATGCATGAAGATTTCCTCTACCAGTTCTACTTTCTTTAGCAGCCTCTGTAAGTCTCATCCAGTAACCCAAGCCCTTTTCATCTGTTTTAACAATAGAATGAGGACCAGTACAAAGTCTTTTAACAAATTCTTTTGCAGATAATTTAGTTAATGATCTTTCAATAATAGGAGCACAGTCAGAATACTTTGTTGGAACGACAGCAACTTCTACAGCAGTGTTTTGTTCAATTTCTTCAGCAGAATCAAACAACTTAGAAGCAACTCTATTAGCAATGTCCAAATCAAAATTATCAGCTGCGAGTAACTCTACAACTTCTGACTTATCGAAACCTTGATTTTTATATTTTTGAGCTTGACTATTAGCTACAACGAGAACGCCATCATGATGTGAACGTAATTCATTGCGCCAGTTGTAAATCATGTCATTTGTGTTGTTTTCAGACACTTCTCTAATCTCCCTTAGATTTTTTGATCCCCACCAATAAAGGACTTAATTAAATAATAAAACCTCCAGACGCACTTATAATGTCTTAGAGGTTTTTGTGGAACATAATTATATAATACGAGAAATCAAAAAATATATTCCATCAATCAAACAAGAAGTCTTTACCTAATATATTTTTCATTTGCTCAAGTGCTTTAGACAATCTTTTAGAAAATGCACCTTGAGTAATTCCCAGCTTTTCAGATGCTTCTTTCTGGTCTAATTGTTCAAAGAAATATACTTGTATTACTTCTTTACTTTTATCATTTAATTTTTCAAAAGCTTGATGAATACAAATGACATTATCAATTTTGTTGAACGGATCATCATATTGTTCAGTAAATTCAAGTTCTTCTACTGACTCTTCTTTGGGAAAATATTTATCAGAAATATAACGAAATAAATTTATATCAATTCTTGTGGAAAGAAAATAAGAAAAATAAGAAAGCTTGGGGTCGTATTGGTCTATAAGTTTGATAAAAACAAATAACGTATCACCTAAGATATCTTCACGATAAGGCGATAGTCTAGGCTCTTTGTAGATAATTCTTTTTACTGATGAAATAAATAAAGGTTTGTAAAATTCATATAATTCATATAAAGCTAATTCGTTTCCAGCTTTATATTTATATAGTAATTTATTAATTTCGTCGTAGTTCTGATCGGCCATATAAAAATTATACAGATGCCAGTTTTGAAATCAATATAGGAACTGAATGATTGACAGAGCCATTAGTGCGTAAATCAACAATGCTATCTACTACCATAGTGATCATTTTAGAGAATTGAGCAGGACTATATAAATTCTCTTTACTCGATTGTATACGAATTCTTATTGGATTTTGTGCTTTAACAGTGAATGTAGGCTCTTTGTATTCATCATCTAAATACTTACCTAAAAGATCCCTTAATTCAACAATTTCTTGCACTTCTGTTAATGGATGATATGTTTTATTAGTTTCTGATATGACAAGCATGAAGTTCAATTGACTCAAAAGAACTAATAAAAACCCTTGCTCGCCCATAGAGTTAATAAGAAGATCTATCTTTGTCAAGCAATAATCCAGATCTTTATTTATCAGTTTGTCGATAAATTCGAATATGTCGCATTCTTCATTAAAAGAAGCATTTGAAATATCACGCAAAAATATTTTATCTGTGTAGGATATGATCTTTTCCAATTCCTTAAATAAAATATCAATATCATAGCATAAGATTTCTTTTTTGCTACCAGATTGCTTTGATTTGATACGTAAAATAGGGCAGATATCAATAAGATGATTCAATGTCTCGCCATTTATATTCGCATTATTCTTCAAGACAAAATTATTGATATGACGCTTTAAAGAATTAGAATCACCAAGTAGAGGATAACTACAATCATAAATCAAGTTATTCTTTTTGGCTTTAGCAATTAAAGACAATCTTCCATCAAAACTATCATCCTCATACAAGATGATGTGTTTGATTCCAAGCTTTTCACTCTTTTCCTGAATAAGCTTTATGTCTTCATTTGAGATGTTGGTATGGATATAAATGTTGTTGCTGTCAAAAAATTTAGAATAACCATTGATAATCTTTTCAACATTATTATCAATACAAAGAATAAGACCAGGGAATTCTTCCTTGATCTTATTCAATGCTAACGTGGTTGATCCGTAGTAAATTCTTGGAAACATATTAATCCATTGGGAACAGTAAATGGTTGAAGTTTTCTGCTTCTAACATCAATAAAATAAAATCATTGTGTCTAATAAAATTAAGTTTTATCTTTTTACTATCAAGCAAATCCAAAGCTCTGATTAAATGAGCAGATACATATGACACTGAGAACAATTCATAATTATCAATATCAATCGTATCTACCACAGCATTCTTTTCATTGCTGTTGCCTGAAATGACAAGCTTATTGATGTCTAAATTCAAGCTTATCATATGAGAATTTGCAATGCTAGAAACAAACTTCACTGACTTGACTAATGCATCTTTTTCTAACTCAAGAGACAAGAAAAAACTATTGCTGAAGAATTGATTGAAATTTGAGAATATTTTTTCAAAAGTATTCTTCTCAAGATTGCAAAACAATTCTCCGCCATCCCAAGTTAGATAAAGCTTGCTGTTATGAAGAGAGAAAACTACTCCTGATACTTTTTCGACATAATACAAAACAATATCAGAAATGGTTTTTGAAATTAGATATGATGGCTGTAATTCATACTTCTTGCCAAATACACTAATTCGATGCTTGTCAGAAGATTGAGTGTTGATTTTCCCATCTTCAATAAACCAAAGAATAGAAGTATATGGATGCTCATCAAAATCAGGTGCACAAGAAAATGAAGTCATCTTAATACTGTGGACAAAATCATCAACAGTTATATCTAATGGATCTAAATTGCTAGAAAAATCTACTGTGAAGTTATCAACAGGAGCAGAAGCCAAAGATACTCTTGTTTTCTTATTACCAAAGATAAGCATATTTTCTTCAGCATTATAGATAAATTGAATATCTTCTGTTGGGAAATTATTTACTGCATTGTAAAAGGAAGAAATGTCTAAGCCAAAAGTACCATCTTCTGTAGGTTCAACATTCTTTAGTAGAAATTTAGAACAGCAAAAATTGTTCTCTGATTGCACATAAAGTTTGCCATCAGATGAATGAAAAATAAGACTACTCGATGATGTTTTGTTTTCACGCATCGACAGTTTAGATTTCTCAATTTTATTAAGTAAGGCAAAACATACAAGATGTTCTGCCTTATTCAATTTAAATTTCAATGTAGTTGTCCCTGAAATTCTACTTCAGTATTAGGAAGATAGATCTTTATTTCTTTCAAAATGTTAGAAATAAATGTATCCTCATCAGCACAAGAAATCAACATTCCATTCTCATAATAATTCCAAGCACTAACAACTTGTCGTAGAACATCCATTTTGTTGATGATTAGTTTAGTGACACCATTCATTTGACAAGCAGTTATAACTTCTTGGATGTTTAGCCAGTCGATTTGTCTTGGTCGTCCTGTC